GGTTAATACTTAAACAATTATTTGTAACGTCTATAACACCATCTTTTAAAAATTGTGTTAATTCAGTTTGTGTAGGAGAACTGCTACCATCTATTGATAGTCCAGTTTGTCCTTCTACTTGTGCTTCAAATGTTGCCATATTTTAAATCTTTCAATGTGTGGGGGCTGAAGTGCAATACAACAGCCCCCCATTTTTTAAATCGTTATATCGTGTTATTACCTCACGAACTTCAGATTATGAACGAGTAGCAGTGCCAGTATTAAAAGCGCCAGCTGTTAAAGCAGACCCCTCTAATACATACCAATTTTGACCATCACAGATAACTTGAACTCTATCACCAGCACCAATTGCTCCATCAGATGAATCTAATTGAATAAAATCATCATCAGAAGGTTGGTCGTGAACAGCTCCAGCGTCAGTGCAACAACCCATCAAGTATGTAGTTGCTGATGCAGTAGCAAGGATAAAATCCTTAGTACCTTCAGCATCACTCTCGACAGACATTATAAATGTAAAGATAGCTCCACTAGATACACCTGCATCTGGTAAAACAAATGCTGCTGTATTTGCAGAGATATCAATAAAATAATAATTACCTGCGTCACTAGCTGTGAGTGTTTTGGAAGGCGATGCTACTGTGCCATCTGATGTTGGTTTAAAATGCTCTACAGCACCTAATCTTCCATCAGCGGCCTTATCGTGCTTATTTTGTCCATACATTGGATTACCTAAATATCCCATAGATTATCTCCTTATATTATGACCAATAAGCATGAGCTTCAGGCATTTGCCATTCCATCCCAGCTTCGGTTTGAATTAAGTCAACCCTTCGGTCAACGCCACTATTTTCTAAAGTCTGGACACCAACATGAATGGCAGTATCACGATTAAGACCGTTACCAACTAGAGGTCTGTAATTACAATGCCTCATGTTAATAGCAAGCATCTTAATAGGACTCTTATCCAAGTGTACATTTCTAACAACTTTCATATCTCCATATGGAGTAGAAATTACGTTAATTGCAACACCAAATCGTTTTAAAGAACCTTGCTTAGCAAAGTCATAACGACCTAATGACGCATCATCAGGAGCAGAGTTAGCAGTGCCAACCATACTTATGTTGTTTGCAAAATATCCACTTAGCTTATTTAGCCAGTTGTATGTTGCGGTATCGCAGAAGAATATAGATGCATTTGCATTGTTGTATCTTGGATCAAGGTAATTAGACAAATCATCAAGAAAATCATCTTGAGTCTTTGTTGCTAATGTTAAGCTGAAAACATTTCCATAATTAGAAATAAAATCAACTGCACCTTGAGTATACGCAACGCCATTAGTTGAACCTTGAGAACCGAAAAGCAAAGCTTGTTCGATATCCCATTTATGTTCAATTAACTTTTCACGCCATATTCTTGCGAACTCGTTAGGCTCGTACTTCAATACTGTTGCACGAGTTGTATTGTCCATTGCCAACGATGTTTTGAAGATTTGAGTTAATCCAAATCCTGTACTAAACGGTTGGTCTTTCCATGTTTCGGGGTATCCCGAGCCCTGTGAATGGGCCGAGCCGACTACATGACTTCTTACGGGTTCAAGTTCAGAAGCGATTTTCTTGCCGTATACTTGTGTCTGCGAAGAACCAAAAGCAATCTCGTCACTAGCCCAGCCAGCTAAATAATTATAGCCACTAGCTGCAACTTTGACAACTTCCATTTCTAACATAACACATTCTTTACTATCTTTAGTAAGGGAATCTGTTACAGATTTTACACGACCTAGAATTTCACTACCAGCATCTCCACCACCATCAGTAGATGATAAAGGTATACGAACAACTTGGTCTTGCATATAGAAAGCAGGTCTAGTACCACTAGCCCCAATATCTATTTTGCTACCAGATTGACCATAGATATTCTGAGTATTACCAGAAGATTTATAGTCAGTTCCCATATACACTTTAACTGTATCACCAGCTGTCATAGATGCAGGAGCTCCACCGTCATTAGATGCTACTAAATCAGCATCTCCGCCAGAACCACCTAGATTATCTACACCACTAGCATCTACCCAACCAACGACATAAGAATATCGTCTATGGTAAGAGTGTCTACGCTCTGTGAACTTAAACTCAGGGTCATCAGTAGGCTTCTTAGCAACTTTAGATACAAATCGGAAAAAAGGGTCTTGATTTATCGCTAATTCAGAAACTCTATCTCCGAAGTTATATTTCCGCCTAAGGTCACCAGTATCTTTACTGGTTCCATCAGACCAAGCTGCTACGTCAGAATAGGTACTTAAACCTAGTACGTCTGAAGGCATCTTAAACTCCTTAGTTTAATTATGATATTTGGTCTTAATTAACCAAACATCGATTCTAATTCGGAGTCCAATCCTAAAATACTGTTGAAGACTTGATCATCTTGTGATACATCGTCAGACCTACTTGCTCCACCAACTGCAGATGCACTTTGTGGTTTCTGTCTAACTCGCTTCATCTGCTCAGTCATATCTTTCCTTGCAGAATCAGCTACATTTTTATCACGGTTTTGTCGATTTTTTAAGTAGTATATATCATCCAAAGACAATGAACGAGAATTAGCGAAACTAATAAATTCTTTCCACTCTTCATCATTCATTTCATGCTTTGTTTTAAACTCTTTTTCAGCTGTCATGCGATTAGCTTGACCTTCTTGTTCTTTAGAAAACCTACTAAGACGTTGTTGTACAACACCATCTATTGTAGATTGAAGAACTTTTGCTGAATCAGAATTGCTGTCTGTGACAGCTTCATCAGCGTCAAATATAAAATCGTCACTCAAACCAAGTTGCTCCGTTACTGTTTTAGGGGTTGAACCACCACCCTCAAAATAGTCTCTCACATGAGTGACTAAATTAGGGTCTTTTCTCATTGCATCGAGAACAGGCATATATGGTTCTAATTCACCTAAACGACCATTCAGTCGTCTAGCTTCGCTACTTGAATCATTATACCTTTTTTCCCAATTATGCTCTTGCGAATCAGCTTCTGGTCTCATTTCTGAGGTTTCCTCTACTTGTCCACTTTGCACATTTGCCGGTTCATCTTCTTGCTCCAGTATCCCTTTATTTACCTTACGGTCAAGAGCTTCAAAAAAATCGTCAGCCGCTTTAGGCGCTTCATTTTCAGGACTATCTACACTAGTATCTTCAAGCATAGCTAGGTTGTCTGTATTTTGATCTGCCATAATTTCTCCTTAATTTAATTTAGCAACAACAATAAAATCAACTATTCTTTAGCAGAAGATTCTTTTGGCTCTTTTTGCCTAGATGCTACTGCCATTCCTAATTCTTTTACCTTCATATTAGTTTCGTTTTTTAATTTTTCTCTATATTGTGTTTGAGCAGATTGTGTTTGTAGTAAACTCTTTTGTATATCTCTGTCAGCATTTTGTACTTTTTCTTTAATACCAGATTGTACTAATTGTCTTTCTAATGTTTCAATAGTTCCATTTCTATCTTTTACTAGAGCTTCCATCTGTTCAACTTTATTCCTTAATTGGGTGTATACCGATTTACGTTTAATTACAGCTTCTTTATTTCTTATATCTGTTTCACCTATCATAGCAATATCATCAATTAATCCAGATTGATACCACTTAAAATATTCTTCTAATAATGCCCATCTGTTTAATGGAAGTGTTGATCCACCTATTATTCTTACATCAAATCTTGCTGTACTATAATCATTCCATTTTTGAACAGAGTTACCTAAATCATTAAAGATAGGAACATTTATTTCTACAACTTTTTCCTCATCTATATTATTTGGTTGTACAATTCTAAATATTTTATGAGCTAAATATGTATCTTGTGACCAGTCTTTGAATACCATACCCAAGTGTTCTAAAGCAGGTTCTATAATGTTTTGCATCCAAGATTTTATTCTTCTTGTTCCATATTCATCCATCTGGAGTAATCCACGATATGTCTCAGGGCCTGCACCAGTATCTCCTTGCATTGAGGAATATACCCCAGCTACATATTCCATATCCGACCTTGCGTTTTGGGTTATTCCGTAGAAGGCTTGATTCAGTGGAAGGGGTTGAACTGGAGTAGGAGGGGTAAATCCCTGTCTGTATTTTAATAAAGCACCGGGAGCGGAAGAATACTTTTCCCATTCATCTTCAGGAACAGAACCTTCTTCATACATCCATCTTAAATTAGATGCTAAATTTGCATTGTGTATTAATATCTGATGAGCTTTATTTAATTCTTGTTGTTTCCCAACTAGTGGACTTACTGCACTAATGGGATATGGAGTTCCTGTGTATTGATAAACAAAAGGAACAATAGGGTAATCTTTTATTGGAAGAACCTGATTATATAAAAGTTTATCTCCGACAACAATTGTTAATTTTATTCTGGTTTCATAAAAATTAATAGAATCAACAACTGTATCAGCAATTGTTTTGTTTGCCATCATTATATCAAATTCTTGTTTTGTGACAACACGATTTTCAACCCTTGTTTGACTTTCTTGTAATTTGCTTTGCAATACCATTTGTCTTTGTTCTATAGACTGTAAAGCTTCTCTTCTTGCTCTTTCTATTTCTAGATTAGCTCTTTCTTGAATAATTTCTCCTTGTTCTACAGATT